CGCATCAGGTACAGGTGCAATAGGTAATGAGTCTCTCTTTATCACAACAGATGTAGACCCAGCTGGAGTTGCTGGAACAGGTGCAGTTGGTTCTGAAGTACCTGAATTAGAATTAACTGAGACAGGCGTTGGTGGCACAGGTGCAGTAGGTAATGAAACCTTTGAAACAGAAATAGGTGAAGATGGGGTTGGTGGTACAGGTGCAATCGGCAGTGAAGTTCCTGAATTAGAATTAGGTCAAACAGGTGTTTCTGGAGATGGCGAGTCAGAAGGCTTCGGAATTTCTGGTGATGGCAACATTCAATTGCTTGTTACAGGTATTTCAGGTATAGGTTCAACAGGTGCTGTTGGTGAAGAAGTTTCAATATCTGAAGCAATTGAGACAGGAGTTGGCGGATCTGGAGGTACAGGAACAGTTAGTATTCTATCTGGTACTAACGGATTAGGTTGGGGAATTGGCGCATGGGGCGATGGTGCTTGGCAAGCTGATACTCTTCCACGTCCAACTGGTGTAGGTTCAACTGGCGGTGTTGGAACAGTAGGAACGCAGATAGAAACATCTTGGGGTATAGATGGATGGGGCGAAGGTACTTGGCAGTGAGGATAAATAAGTGAATTATACGCAATTAAAAGCTAATATAGAAAACTTTTTAGAAGACGATTCAACAGAGCTACAGGCATCAGTTGATGAAATTATTGCACAAGCTGAAGATATGATTTTTCAGAGATTGCCTAACTTACCTTGCTTTAGAAACACAACGAGTGCTAATTTAGTTGCAGGTACAAATGACTATGTAGTGGCATCTGCACGCATGATTAGGCAAGTATCGGTAATTAGCTCAAATATCTTATCGTATTTAGATCATAGGGTTGACTCTTATTTACGAGACTATTGGCCTAATTTAACTACGCAAGGCACACCAAAGTTTTATAGCACAAAATCAGCAAATACATCTGGTACTACAATAACAATAGCACCAACACCAAATGCGGCTGATACTTATCAAGTGGACTTCATTGCACCAGAAACTGGGCTAAGTTCAACTAATTCTAACTCATGGGTTGGCGACAACGCAGAAAATGTGTTATTATCGGCGTGTCTATATGAAGCATCTGCATTTCTTAAAGCTGGAGAGACATTGGCGCTTTATAAAACACAATTTGACGAAGCGGTACAATTATTTGTACAAGAGATGCAACGCGATTATGCGGCAGAATATAACGGAGGTTTATAATGGCTATTACACAAGCAATGTGTACCCAATTTAAAAAAGATGTAATGCTTGGGTTACATGACTTAGACAGTGATACAATAAAGATCGCTCTCTACACAAGTAGTGCAACTTTAAATGCTACTACTGATACCTATACAACATCTAACGAAGTTGCTAATGGTAACGGATACACTACTGGTGGAGTAACACTGGCAAATGCATCTGTAATTGAAAACGGAACAAGCGGATGTTTTGACGCTGATAATCCTGAGTGGACATCAGCTAGTTTTACAGCGCGTGGCGCGTTAATATATAACGATACAGACGGAGATAGAGCTATCGCTGTATTGGACTTTGGTGGAGACTTTACAGTTTCTTCAGGTACTTTCAGAATTGTTTTCCCTGCTCAGACAGCTTCAAATGCAATTATAAGGATAGACTAGTATGGCTTCAACCTATGTAAATGACCTTCGCCTCAATGAGATGGCAACTGGCGATCAGTCAGGCTCATGGGGTACAGTAACGAATACTAACCTTGAATTAATCGCAGAGGCTTTTTCTTATGGTACTGAAGCCATAACGACAAATGCTGACACGCATACAACAACAATAGCAGATGGTGGGACTGATCCAGGTCGTTCAATGTTCTTAAAGTATACAGGTACTTTGGACTCAGCTTGTACAATTACAATAGGCCCAAATACTGTTAGTAAACTTTGGTTCATTGAAAATGCCACAAGTGGATCTCAAAACATTATTATTAAGCAAGGATCTGGTGCAACAGTTACGATTGCTAGTGGTAAAACTAAAGTAATTTACTCTGATGGCGTAGGCTCTGGTGCTAAAATGGTAGATGCTTTTGCGGCATTGGATGTTGGGTCTGTGTCAGTAGACAACATAACCATTGATGGTAATGAGATTGACGTAAGCTCTGGCGACTTAACACTAGACGTTGCAGGAGATATTATCCTTGATGCTGATGATGAAGGTAAAATACAGTTACAAGATAATGGTGTTTCATATGGTCGTTTAGACAACAATGGTGGGACAGGATTTGATATAGTTTCCACTATATCTGATGGTGACGTTCGAATTAGAGGCAATGATGGTGGTGCAACAATTAATGCCCTCACCATTGATATGTCTGATGCTGGTACAGCTATATTTAACCAAAAAGTAGTAGCTAACTCATCATCAAGTGGTGATTATGTTAGAATGTATGGCGGCTCTGGTACAGGTAAATGGGATATTTATGGTAATGGTGCAAACCTACGCATTAGTGATAATGAGAGCGCAGGGGATGTTCAGTTTGATACTAATGTTGGTATTGGGTGTACTCCTAACTCTATCGAATCTAATTTTGACACATTACAAATTGGTGGAAACCTTACGTTAAATGTTGATAGCACAGGTGCTAATGCTGGTGTTTACATGGGTAATAATGTTTACAGAGATAGCACAAATAGTCGTTGGGAATATATTTACACAGACGAAGCAAGCCAATATTATCAAGCAAACGGCCAACATGTTTGGAGATATGCGGCACCTGGTTCTGCTGATGCGGCTATTTCTTGGAATGAAGGTATGAGACTGGATGCATCAGGTCGCTTATTACTAGGTACATCTACATCTTTTGCAGATGGAAACTCAGAAGATTTACAAATAGCTGGGTCAGGTAATACTGGGATGATGATTAAATCAGGTAGTGCTAGTTATGGTTCTATCTATTTTGGTGATTCAACTTCTGGCGATGCAAGAAACGCAGGGATTCTTAGGTATTTCCACAACGACAACTCAATGCAGTTTTGGACTTCTGAAGGTGAACGTGTACGCATTGATTCGAATGGCACCTTGATGGTGGGTAAGACGAGTTCTAGTTTATCAAACAATGGTGCAGAACTACAAGCTAATGGCACAAGTCTTTTTACAAGAAGTGTTAGTTCAGGAGATGGGGCTGGAGTAGCTTACTTTCAAAGAAATACATCTGATGGTAACATCATATTGTTATATAATTCATCTACTACAAACATTGGTGGTATTGGAGTAGTTAATGATGACCATTTATATATAGGCTCTAATGACGGAAGTGATGCTTATATAAAGTTTAGTTCTAACTTAATAAAACCTGTATCAAATTCTGGTGCTGATAGACACGACGCAATATCTCTTGGTACTTCTAGTGTTAGGTTCAAAGACGGCTACTTTTCAGGAAGTCTATACGGCGATGGTTCTAACCTAACAGGTGTTGGCGGTAGTACAGATTATGGTGCTGTTGGTACATACATAGCGGCTTATAGGACGCACGTTAATGATCAGACAACATACGTTCAACCAGGTCAAACATTTTCAGGAACAGGGTTTCGAAAAGTAGATGGCGGTGGAGGACTACAGTGCGATATGGACTGCGCGCAAACTACAGCCAACTCTCAGACAAATAATCAAAGTGGTACATGGAGAGCAATGTCATCCGCTAGATACAATGGTGTATATAATAATACCATGATGGTTCCATCAGCTTTATATGTTAGAATATCTTAATTAAAGGAGGCATTTATGTCATCAGTAACAATAACAGAAGTGCGAAACGCAAAATCTCTTAACACAGAAAATACTTGGTTTGATGTAGAGATTAACCATCCACAACATGGTTGGATACCTTATGCGTTAAACCCTACTGATACAGACATGACTGTAGACAACAGCGTATTGCTTAGTCTTATTGGCTCAGACTATGCGGCTTATGTAGCACCCACAGCAGAGGAGATAACTGCCGAACTAGCCGCGTCAGTAAGAGGTCAGCGTGATTTTCTGTTGCGTAGGGAAGTAGACCCTATAGTTGGTAATCCTCTACGTTGGACTGAATTTACAGACGCTAAACGAGCAGAGTGGTCACAATACCGAACTGACTTGCTTAACTTACCAACGCAATCTGGGTTTCCAAATGATGTAACATGGCCTACTTTACCAACATAAGGATATAAAATGGCAACAACACACACATGGTCTATCGCTAACCTAGAGCGAAACACATCTGACAACTCAGTAACAATAGCTCACTGGCGTTGTGAAAGCACAGATGGAACAAACACTGCGTCAGCATACGGAACTACATCCCATACAGGTGTACCATCAGACGATGACTACATTCCTTATGATGATCTAACAGAGGCAAACGTATTAGCTTGGGTACACGAACAAGTAGTACAAGCTGATACTGAAGCGGCAAACGATGCTAAGATAGCTGAACTTGCGACACCAACATCCTCAACTGGGATGCCTTGGTAATTTTAAACACTTAACTAAAGGAGATCAAAATGGCTGAAGATAAAAAGGTTATTACGATTGACGATAAAGACTACACTGAAGACCAACTCACTGACGCGCAAAAGGTTATGATT